CCAATTGTTGCTAGATCATAAGTTACTCTCTTTTTTGTTAGATCATAATGATTGCCCTCTAATAATACATTTATAGCCTGCTCTTCCGCTATCTCAACAGCTTGCTTGTAAGTTAGTTGCATGTGTACATCTAACTCTTCTTTTGTATTAGGCAACATTTCTGGAGGATTCTCATAAAGGTTAACCCCAAAATTAGCTTGAGCAAAATCGTTAATCTCTTTTGTTTGAATGTCTCTTATTATGCTTTCTAAGTAATCCGTTCTTTTAGATACTCCGTAGGGATCTTGAGAATACGCTTTGATATCAAATGCTCTTTCTGAAATACCGTTAACAACTATATCCACAAACTTAGGTATAATTGGCACAGGTTTCCAGTCTATATTTAAATATGATAAATCACCATTAATTGATAGTTCATCTTTATATTTTTGTATTGGTTGTTCACCTCTAGCGTATAATCTTAATTTATGAAAAGTGTTTTGATTACTTTTATATCTATTACTGCCTGAATCGCTTTTAAACCACTCGTCTTGAATGGCTCTACCGACTCTGAGTCCATACTCAGGAGACAACTTTTCCGCGTCACTAGCGACTTGGCTTGGAAAAAAACTATTTATAACTGACTCAGCCATACTTTATTTTATTATTTTCGATATTGCACCGTTGTTTTTATATCTAGCAATGGTTAAATTTAACTTTTGTTTTTCAACTTTAGGATTTGGTCTATATAGGTGTCGGTTGCACGCCATTATAGCTAAACCTGAGCTAATAGCGGCATCAAACTTCGTTCTTTTATTTATATCAAACTTAGCCCAATCATTTAGGGTGTTATTAAAATACATAGACCCGTATTCTCCGTTACTGGTTACACCTACATGATTTTGGATATAAGTTTCTATAGCGGCTGCATGAGCCTGCTTTATATCTTCAGAGGAGTTTGGAATTCCACCAATCTCTCTCTCAGCAACAGAAAGCTTATTATAAAGCTTATCTGGTCTATTCATCGAGTAACCCCTGTAGCCTCTTCTTTTTAAATAATACAAAAGCCTTGGTTTATTGTTCTCACACAATATCGGCATACCATAAAAAACTAAAGCCATAAGAACATCTTCAAAAAACATTTCAGCGGTCTGAGGCCTAGCTACATATTCAAGAAAAAATGTATTAGGAGGAGCATCTTCCATACTAAATGTTGTTAACCCGTGCAAAGCTCCCTTAGATCCTCTTCCATCTGTTGTTCCTGATATATCATAACTATCACAACCGAAAGCCCCAATGTGATCATTCCCTGGGTATTTCATTCCTCCTTTAACAACTTGTTTGTTTTGCAAAGCAACTTTAGGTACCCAAGATACTTTAAATCTACCATTTGGATTTGGAGAGAATATGACCTTACTGTCTTTTATTCCGTGTTCCCAATTAAAGCTGCCTGTTGTAACTACAGCTGAGCTTTTTAAATCCTCATTATAATCTATTTGTTCGTATATTTTTACCAAGTTAAATATACTGTTTTTCGTTTCATCTCTAAAAGCATGTTCCTCTGTACGTGGAAACTGTCTGTAAAACTCGTTTAGAGCGTCCTGGTCGCCTTTTAAACCCTCCGCTTCATTATCCCAGTGTTCGATGACTCCGACTTCAATAGACTCTCCGTGTGGCCCAGTGCAATCTTCTGGTGGGTTTTCGAATACAGGCATTCCATAAGAATCAATGAATCCTTCGTAATTCCATTCCATAGGTATGAACAAAGAATACAATCCTGACTTAGTCTGTCCATTGCGGTTTCTTTTCGTGACGTCTGAGTCATTATAAAGCTTTTTAAAATTTTCACCTCCTTTATCTAAAGCGTTTGACGTTGATCCCATCATACACTTACCGATAATTCTTGCTCCTAGTCTTAACGTTGTTTTTGTAACCCTCCAGTTGTTGAGGATGTTGTCCGGCCTTTCCCATTTACCCGATTCATCGTGGACGAGGAGTTTAAGTTTCTCCCCATCGTAGGAGTTGTCACCGGTGTTCTTCCAGTCGATTGTCGTATCGAGCCCCTCCAGTAACTCTTGGTCCTGTTTATTTTGGATGGATTTTCTAGTGAGTCTACTGGCTGGTATTCTATAGGCAAGTTCTGTCTTGGGCCTGTCCATACCGTCCTGGATCGGTTTGAAAAAGAATGGGTAGTTGACGGATATTGGTACAACCTTGTCTGTGAACATTTTCTTAGCATCCGCTCCAGACTTAGACAAGATACCGTACCGTGCATCTGACGTAATTGTCGCCAAGTTAACGGTCTCTGCTGAAGACATAAATGAAAATCCTGAACGACGGTTCTTAAGGTAGCACATTCCATAAGATCGTGGGTCGGCTTTACTAGCCTCCCAGAATATGAAGAATAGTCTGTTTGCTTCCCTAAAGTCTGGTTTCCCAACGTCAATCTTGCTCCACTGCAAGTACATAAAGTGAGTGCCAGTAATGTAAGTAGCCATGCCCTTATTATTGAACCAATGGCCTTCTTCTCTGCGTTTGAATTGTTCATCTATATATGGTTCCCATTTTTCTTTGAAGTCCTCTGGATATTCCCGCCAATCAAAAACACTTTGTATTTGTTTTAATTCTTTTGGATATTCTTCTGCGGTCCATCTATTATTAGACTTATCTATTTTATTTGGCGCTTTTGGTAAAGCAACTTTTAAGTTTTGAATATTATATATCTCACCAATTTGCCCCGTCTTACTTATAACAACAACGTCGTGTTCTTTGTTGTACCCATACTTCCATTTTTTGCTTTTATTTAACCTAGATATTGTGGTTTGCTTAATGGGAGTTATTACGCTATATAAAGTCTGCTCGTACATTACTTACTTCTTTTCTCCGCAAACCCAGAAAAAGTTTTTTTCTTTTCCTCTTCTTTTGGTTTGTTTTCTAATATAGCCTCTTCGTCTTGTATGCGTGTAAGGATTTCAAAAGCATCAAATATCGCTAGCTTCTTTGTAGCAGCAGCGTTTTTTAGTCTATCAGCAGTTATGTCATCGCCTGAATCTACTATAGGCTCCTTAGCTACCTTTATTAATTCTTCAACTGCTTTTTGCCCAGCTTGGATTATATTCTTCTTCGTTTCCTTGATATTCATATTTAATTGTAATTTGATTGGTAGGAACTCTGTACATTTTTTGGTTTTCAATTAAAAACTCATACTCTGTCCCTGGGCTAAAACCTACTAAGTCACCAACGGTCATAACTTTTAGGCTAGTATCTTTGTATTTTAGCACACCTATTAAAGGTTTTTCAAAATTTATAGAAAACATTTTAGTTTCTTTTAGAGGTGCTACAAAATTAAAACCTTTTGTTGGGGTCCATTCATTTGATCGTTTGTAAGCAAATATTTGTGAAGGAGAAACAATATACATGTTGTCTTTATAATAACACTTGCTATTTTTTTCTACTCCTCTAATATCTCTAAATCTTCTAAACACATTGTGATGTACAATCACTTCGTCCCCTTTTTTTATTCCTGTATTGTTATGGACAGGCAAACCTATAACTACACCAATTCTAGATACAAAATTGTGATTTTGAAGTTCTGTGTTTAATATTAACTCTTCGCCATCTATTTGTTTTGTATTAGTGTACCTATCGTTTTTTGGTGCAACGACAAAGTCAAAAATACCTTTCATTAATAATCAATATTGTATTCTACAGCAATAGCCATATTTTTATTAAAATCTTTCCAGGGAATAATATTATCTCCTTTTTGAATATAGATAGAGTACTTTTGTTCTTCTTCTATAATATTAACTATAGTATGACCACCATACACTTCCTGTCCAACAGAATAGTGCATGGCGTCATTTTTATAGTCTTTCCCTATACTAATCTTCCTTAGAAGGTTCACTTAGCGCTCCAGTGTTAACATCAATAATTTTATCTCCGTACTTGTCTTGCAGCTCTTTCTGCTGCTCATCGAGCTTCACCTTCACTTGAGCAAAAGTGTGGAGTAATTCATGCTTCTGTAATTCTAATCCGCCTATTTGCGATTGAACACTATTAAGCTGTTTAATGATAGTAGTTAAAACCTCTAATTCTTCTTTTGTTAATTTTTCTGCTTTCGCCATTTTATTAAATTTAATTATTATTATTGCTGGATTTTTTTGCTTTCTCCCAAGTACGCCCAACAAAATACGCACCATATACTGTCACAAGAAGAGTTTGAAATATTGGGATATACTCTTCTGCTATTTTAAATTGCCCTATGTTTCCATCAAAAAAAGCACATACAGTAAATATAACTGTTAAGTATATAAGTACCATAGGGCGTATGTTTTTAGAAAGGAAAGAATCTGAATTCATATCTGATTCCCATCTTCTAGTAACCTGCTCTTGAGCCTCCTTGTCTGCTTGCTCAAGAATCTGAGTAATAAGTCTTTTTGCTTCTAGCTTCTCTTCTTTTGTTGTTGTTAAGTCATCTAGTACTTTACCAACTTCTTTTATAACAGAACCTGTTAGCCATTGCCATAATTTTTTCACTGACCTAATTGATTTCTTTTGTGGATAGTTTTATCCTTAGACTTTAAATGCGCGTATTCTGGACTTCTTTTGTCCATTTTTACTCTTTTACCAGTTTCTGGATGCGTGTATGTATATGTTCTAGCATCTTCTTTTGGTTCTTGGTTCTTAGCTGGTGAGTTTTTTTCTTGCCCACCTTTGCTATTAGCCACTATACCAGCATAAAGCTTAGGGTTAGGGTTAGATCCTTTAGGTCCAAACGTTGAGGTTTGACTCGCTGTTTGTTTTGCAGCACTATCTACATCTTTTTTATTAGGGTCAATAGTGGTTGATTGAAATTTCTTGTAATGATCACTGCCCATTAAAGATGTATCGGCTTTATACTTAGCTACGCTACCCACGTCTAATAAAGGCTGTTGTACTTTCATTCCCTTATTTGTGGAATGCTGAATTCTTGCTGTAATTGGTTTATTATATCCCATTGTATTATTTTTTATAAGGAAACATTTTGTTTAACTTTTCTTTACGATGCTTACATCCACAGGGAATGTTCAAACCCTGAGACACTTTATCGACTACGGTTTTAATGCCGGTAGCTTTTGTAATTTTTTCAACTGTATCTCCTAGTCCTTTTGATTCCATAGATTAAAATTATTAATAAGGATAAGCTCACGTGAAATATATTTAAATGAGCTTCCCCGCAAGTGCCTAATATGTGGTTTAACATTTCCATCTTCTTCGTGCAGCGCAAATTCTTTTCTTAGGAGTCTTAGAACAGTTTATACCGTGTTGCTTCATTTGACCTTTTGATCTAGCACAGTAAGATGTTCTTCGCTTCCCTCCTCCGGGTTGCGGTGCTTTTAAATTACCACCTGTTTTTTTATTATAAGCTTTTCTCCCAGCCGCTGTCATACCTGCTCCCTCTTCTGCTGTTAAGAAATGTCTTCCTTTACCTTTTGTTGTTTTACGGAGTTTCTTTACCGCAGAACTATTCTCTGGTTGTATATATCCCGCCATAATTATTTACCTTTAAAATAAGATTTTTTCATTGGCGCTCTTTTATTTCCAACTCCTCTAACATTCTGAATAATACCACGCCCAATATTACCTAAGAGAGTTCCGCCTTCTTTTCTACCGAATAGATCTTTTGCGAAATCACCAGTGTCATTCAGTAAACTTGAAAACGTAGTAGTATTATTAGATTGGTTTCTAATAGCATCATTAATTACTGTGCCTCCAGATGATGGACCTTTAACTCTGTTCTCTATACCAGCTAGATTCTCTCTAACTTTACCAACTTGATATTTTTCACCGCCAAAACTACCCTGTGATCTTTGCACATCTCTTAAGCTCTGTCTTTGGCTTACTTGCTTTTGAATATCTTGTTGTCTTTTTATATTGCTAGCTGCTCTATCAGCTCTTTGCTTTTGGCGATATTCTCTTTTTTCCGCTTTAGTTTTCTTGGTGCCGTCTGCATTAAATTTTCTTTCAAACCTATCCTCTCGTCTCTCGGCTTGGCGAGACATTCTATTTAGATACTTAGATTGACGGATATCCTGACGAGCGTCGAAGTTTTCTAATCCTTTTGCTGTTTCAAAATTAGGATCTTCTTCCTTTTCTATTTTTTCTTCAGGGTCTGTACCTTTTACAACCTTAGGTTTGTATTTACTCTCCTTATTCTTTCTGTAATCCTCAATATTATCGAAACCTTCGTTGTCTCTCGCGAAGCCTGCTTTAAAGCTGTCTAAATATTTTTGGTTATCTGTTTCTATTTTTTCAACATCTTTGCCAGGTATAAACTGATCTGCAGTCCCTGGGGTTGTAGTTGTTGTTGTCTGAACGTTTCCTTGTGATGAAAATCCGGTATTGCCTATAGGTGTGAATTCGTCGGCGCTACTTACAGTTACAGTGCCTTGGCCTGAAGATAAATCTTTTTCGTCCTCTGTAGCTCCTGTTTGCTTGAGCATGCTGTTCTTCACGCATGAGCGAGAGGCTTTTGCTGTGGTTGGTATTACTCCCATGATGTTAGTCTGCTTTTTTAGCCTCGGCTTCCCATTCAAGGTTTCCGCCTTCTGGCTCATTTGTTGTTTTATTTACTATTCTGCCACCTATACGCTCATATACCCTGGCTGGTGACCTTGTGTCTTTTTTCCAGGTTACTTCTTCATTTGTATACTGTAGACGACCTTGCATCATTTGGTCAAGATGATTCTTTTCTTCGTCCATAGAGCCGCGTTTCTGCTCTTCACTCGCATTTTTATTTACAAATATAGTACCGTCACGATTAGCTTCTGCGATAATATCATCGCCTAAATCTTTTTCAAAAACTGGTGTACCAAACTCAGATAGTTCTTCGTTGTAACCGAATATTTCGCCTTTTGATTTTAGTTTAAAACTCATCGATCTTTATCGTTTATCATATCGTCAATAGCTTTATTGTAAACCTTATCCGTATATGTTTTGTTTTTATAAAATGTACTTCTTTGAGAGGTGGGCATATCTTCTTCTGCTAGCATTATTCTGTAAATGCGCTTTATTAACTTCTGACATTTAAAAGATGTCTTGTAAACCGCATATTTAGAAGTTGTGCGATTTCTCTCTTTAAAAACATCTATCCACCCTTCTCTGCGCAATCTTTCCCATCTGTTTTTATCCCAGCTGTACGTATACGCTCCGTTAATAAAATCATCACGTGTAAAAAGCTTTTTGCAATCTAGGTATATAAGCAACTCTAGGTCTGCGTCTTTTAAATTATAAGTCTTACAAGCCCATTTTCTTATTAGTCTATAATACTTAAGTAAATTTAAGTCTTGTAAATCTCTAGGGCTTAGTCTCATTCAATAAGCACTATATCTGTTATTTTTAATACGTAGTACAAAGAGTCGTTCCACTCTATGCCATGACCTGCATGTTTATCGTATCTAACGATATCCCCTTCCTTTAAAGAATCAATTACATCACCAACACTAATTACTTTACCTTTTAAATAACGTATGTCTTTGTTTTGGTTTTCAGTAAGCTCTAAGCCTCCAACTTTTACAGGCTTTTCTTTTATTTTATCTACAACTACAAAATGGTTTATTGCTTTCATGCTAATCTTTTATTACTGATTACACAATCTGCAGATATAATAGTTGTTACAACGCTAACCGCATTCTTAAGAGCTGTCTTAGTAACTAAAACGGGATCAATAATACCGGCTTTAATCATATTCACATCTTTACCGGTTTTTACATCGATACCTCTATTTTTCATTTGAGGATATACTACTGGAATATTTGCATTTTCCAATATAGTATCATAAGGTGCTTTTATAGCCTCTAGTATAATTTCTTCCCCTTTATTCTTTGGTTTAATAATAGTAGAAGCATTTAATAAAGCAACCCCGCCACCCGGAACTATACCTTCTTTATAAGCGGCTTTTGTCGCATATATTGCATCTTCAACTCTATCTTTCTTCTCTTTAAGTTCTACTTTTGAATCAGCTCCTACATAAACTATACCGACTTGTCCTGTTAACATAGATAACCTTTGCTCTAGTTTTTTCTTAAAAAATGGATTTGTTTCTTCGCTTATTTGCTTTTCAACATCCATTATTCTTAAGGCAACCTCTTCGTTTGCTTCCGCTACTTGTAAAACGGTGTTTTTATCATCCGTAACAGCTTTAAAAGCGTTGCCTAGTACATTAGGGTCTATGAGATCTAAATCGTCTCCTAACTCCTCGTTTATGATTTTGGCTCCTGTTAGTATAGCTAAATCTTCAAGCGTTTGCTGCTTTGTTGGCCCAAAGCCAGGAAGATCAACAATATTTACTTTTATGTTACCTTTTACTTTATTAGCTAATAGTGTTTGATACGGTTGTTGTTCCATATCCGCAACTATTAATAAACTCTTTTTATTTTTAATCACATACTCTAATACATTTTGTATTCTTCTTATATTAGGTATAGGTGAAGACACTATTAATACACAGGGTTCATCCAGTGTCGCAGTGCCTTTGCTTTTATCTGTAGCTAAGTGAGTGGATTTTAATCCGCTATCAAATTGTACGCCGTCAACAAACTCAACATAAGTCTCGTTTGTATCAGACTCTTCCATTAGAACGACTCCATTTTTTCCAACTTTTTCGTAAGCTTGTCCAATTTTTTCTCCAAGCTCACTATCGTTGTTGCATGAAATACTAGCAACCTGCTTAAGCATTTCTCCCTTAATTTCAGTACTGGCTTTATCAAGATAAACCATAACTTTTTCAGAACCGCTGATAATGCCGCTTTTAAGTTCTCTAACTTTTTCTTCATCTAAATGCTTGTTAACTGTTTTAAGTAAAGAGTGGGCCAGAACAGTAGACGTTGTCGTTCCATCTCCAGCCTCTCTCACTGTATTGCTTGCCGCTTCTTTTATAAGCGTTGCTCCTATATTTTCAACCGGATGTAATAAGACTACGCTTTCCGCAACGGTTACACCATCTTTTGTTATCACCGGTTTTCCCAAGGCATCTTCGTATATTACGCATTTTCCAGACGCACCCAAAGTGCTCTTTACTGCGTTTGATAATTTTTCGACGCCTTTCATAATCTGATTCTTGGCTTCTCCGCCAAAAGTAAGTGTTTTTACTATCTCACTTGGATTGTTGTACTCCATTTAATTTAATTTAATTTGATTACACTCTTCGCGAGCAGCGTGTAGGTATGCGCCGGATAACCCCTTGGAGTTCCCACGAGTATTTACATATGGTGGCTCCAGGCGGCGCAATTTATTATTTAAAGGTTTTAACCACTTTAGGTCCCTTTATAAATTCTAATTTTTTATTATAGTGTTCGATAGTAGAGTCTATAGAGGTTTCTGCTGCCTCCATTGTTTCTCGTCTTGTTATATCGACCCACGTATCATCTTTTCTAAGATCTTGATATTCCGTTTGGTAATATCCATTTGGTAATTGAACTATACGCCAGTTAGCTTTATCGGCAATGTGATTCCATAATTCTAATCGGTCTTCTGTTGGTTGTGGTTGACTATTCCACGAATTAGTCTGGTAATAAACTGTCATTGGTTTTGGTTTTGTATTAATAATCGGTTTACTTTATATATATTACGCTTTTATTATACTTATTAATCTTCAGTTTCCTGCGTATCTTGCCATTGCTCTATAAATTCAGATTCTTTTTGCTGAGAAGCTAGAAATAACTCTTCTGTCCACACGCCGTAAGCATAGGGATGTAGACGTTCTGGCAGCTCTGTTACAGAAGTATATTCTGCTATAGGGTATATTTTTCTATTAATTTGAGAACTTATAACTACTTCTCCTTCGCGTATAATAGTTTTCAGCCTTTCTTGAATAGTTTTCCAAGGACCTACAAACTCTACTTTATCTAATACTATCTCTTTTGTTAATTCCATTTTTTATTTCTTTTACATTAACTCTTCCCATGTTCCTAAGTGGTAAGCAAAAGAACCGGTAATAGTAAATTTTTCACTTTTACCTATAGTAAGCGCGTCTGTTGTCGCTGTTTCAAAATTTTGAACTGGCCCCTTTTTAGCAAAGAAACCAACGTGCATGGCTGAACCACTCCCGGATCTATATGGGAAAAGGCTCGGGGTTGCTAGAGTGTTTGTTGATCTATTATAAATACCATTACTATTGATCGTGTTGTAAGTGCCAGTTAAACTAGACACTCTACCGTTTGGATCAAAAGGTAAAGAACTATGATCGATCATAAAAGCATTGGTATTACTTGAATACCAGGGAAAGCTCCCCTCCCATTCTAAAATAAATTGGCAATACACTACATTACCAATCTTTGTATATTGGTTTGAGGCTCTTTTTTCTGTCTCGTACCTAGTAGTTGTCCCCTTCAGAAAATCATAAATCCCAATTACAGGATTCCAAAAACCCTCTTCGTAATCATCCAGCAAATTATATTGACTCTGCCCGCCTAAGAAAATACCTCCTTCAAGGTATCCAGCACCTCTTACATGGAGAGGATGTTGAGGGATCTCGGTTTTTACTCCTAGACTGCCTTTAACAACATGCAGGTTATTTTGCACAGTGGCTGTGCCCGCTACATCCAAAGCAGTTTTTGGGTTTTTATTTAATATACCTACGTATCCACCATTTGTTATTCTAAAGCGTTCAGCACTTGTGCCATTACCGTAAGGTGTAAACACAGCAAAATTACCATTAGCGACGAACCCCAGTTTAGTATGGGGATCGCCGATATGGTTTATGTATTCAGGTATATTTACGTCCCCATTTACGGTTACGTCCTTTAAAAATTCAATTGGCATAAATTAGATTTTATGAGTAAGATGGGCTCGCGCTAGTCGCTCCTTTTATAGATGTTACAAGTACTTCTACGTTATTAGCAGGCACACCCGAAAATCTTACTGTTATTTTTGATGTTGAGTTGTTTCCAAGCTTGTCTTTTCTTTCGATTTCAGCAAAAACTGTTTCTTTAGTAGTAGCATCAAAACACTGTACAATAACATCTTCAGTTCCTAAATTGTGAGCAATTTCAGCGAATAATGCAGAAGAGCTAACTGACGCAGCTACGATTGTAGATACAACAGATTTAGAAGCTAACGTGTCTGGTGTAATGGCCTCACTTGTTTGAGTACCTCCTTGCACATCTGCTTTTGACGCAAGTCGTATAACACCTTTACCACCGCTGGACGCACTATCAACAGATAAAGCGATTGTCTTATTAGCTGATTGATTCAGTGTGAAACTAGTAGCGCCTGTTAAGCCGTTACTTGTAGTGATGCTTACAGTAGCATTGTTTGCTGCTGCTGTTTTGCTTGTCCAACTAAAAGTTCCATCGCCATCAGAAGCTAGTACTTGACCAGCTGTACCGTTAGATGACACTTTAAGTTCTGAAGCTCCAACAACATTAGCGTCTATGTTAGCATTTAGCGTTACATTTCCTGTACCATTAAACGAAACATTAGAAGCAGTAATATCTCCTCCAATAGAGAAGTTTCTTGCGCTTTGTAATCTCGTAGCTGAAGCTGCATTACCCGTACATGATCCAGAAGATCCTGTCACGTTACCTGTTACATTACCTACTAAGTTCGCATTAACCGTACCTTTTGTAACTATAGCTGCGGTTGACCCTGGTTTTGTTGTCGCAAGTCCAACCATGAAAGTTGGAGTTGAAACACCTGAGCTCGCGTCATAGTACATTGTAGGATACTTTGTACCACTTGATACTATCTTACCAAACCAACCTATATCGCTAACATTTGATGAGTTGTCTTTAGCATACTCCATCATGTTATCACCAATAGCTACTGTGGTAGAATCTATGGTTGTAGTTGTACCAGCTACGTCTAAGTTACCGTTTATGAACACAGTTGTTCCATCGTCGGTAATCTTACTAGGTGTTAATTGGTTATTTGAATTATCCCACTTAACTATATTATTAGATGTAAGAGATCCTGAGTTCTTAAGGCTTAAGCTAGCACTACCAGAACTTACACCTCCCGCTAAACCACCAGTTGCTGGCGTTAATACTGCTGTTATGTCTCCGTTACCGTTTCCAGTACCTGCTCCAATTAAATTTCTTATTTCTGTAGCACTAATTCCTGAATTAAGAGATGGTGCAGTACCGTTAGATAAAATAGCAGGTGTACCAGTATCATTTACAACTCCCAAATTAGTTCTAGCTTGTGAAGCTGTTGTAGCACCTGTACCACCATTAGCAATTGCTACCGTTCCTGTAACATTTGCAGCAGTACCAGTTGTGTTTTGGTTCCAAGTTGGAACAGTACCAGTTAAACCAGAGTAGGCTACGTTTGTTGCTGTAGCGGCGTTACCTGTAGTATCAGCGGCTATTGTATCTCTTTGTTGTGTTACAAAAGTGTGAATTTGGTCAGCTGTTGCTAATCCACCTCCACCATTTACTATAGCTGCGGTTTTAGCTGCTAACTTGTTGCTGGTTATTCTTATTGTACTATTATCTACATTAACTTGTAGATTCGCTGCCCCTGAAGTTGTTCCTCCAGATAAACCTGAACTGCTTGAGGTATTTACTGCTGTAATATCTCCGGCATTACCTGAAACGCTAACCCAAGCTCCTCCGTTGTAATATTTAACAGTGTTTGATCCAGTGTCGTAAATTATTTTACCCTCAACATTTGATGCTGAAGATGCTGTTGTTTTGTGAAGTATAGCGTTTTGTAGCTCGGATACACTTCGTAAGTCTAAGTGATTTAAAAATGGTATTGCCATGTTTTTAGTTTAAGTAAGCATATCCGCTTTCGGCGGCTGCAAGGTTAATTGTTAAGTTGTTTTTATCTACGTAGTCCACCCCAGCGAAGGCTCCTACGTTTTCATATATTTTGTCGCTGCTTGAAAATTTTAAGCTAACACTAGGGAATTTACCTAGGTTGTGGTTTATAGTCCATGTGGTTGATGCTGAATTTTGCCTCCACGCAAATTCTCTGGACTGTGCGTAAACAGATATAGCGTAAGATCTTTCTAATGCTACATTACCGTTACTTGTTACGTGACTAAGTTCTACTATATATATATCACGCTTCTTGTCATCTTCTTTAACCGAAGTGACGTCAAAGACTCCGTATATGTCAGGAGTGTTTATGTCTACTAGTAATATTCTTTTACCATCATACTCATTTAAAAAGGTTTTAACATCTTTATGAGCTATTGTACGACGGTTTAATTCTATTTCAGTTACATTAGATAGCGGTTGATTATCTACTGGTCCCATAAAACAACCCATCCCTGGAGTGTCCGAAAACTTCCAAGCATGCTGACCGTTAACATTGACAAACCCTTTCGATAAGAATTCGCCGAGATCTGCAAGATTGAAGTTTTTAGTTACGGATCCTGATGAATCAGTTCCAACTACCTTATCTGCGCTAGTAATATTTTTATCTAACTTATATGATCCTATTCTAGCCATGTTGTTATTTTACTGTTGTATTTCTATTATCTCAAATGTGAAGGATAAAGCTAGCTCCCCGTCTATCGGCGTTATCGCTCCTGCCTCTGTTCCTACTACAGCTAAATGCTCTCCTCTATACCACAAAACCTTCTCTTCGTCAAATTTTACTATACCGTGTGGGAATGTACCGTTATCTACATCTGTTATAGAAAACAGCTTTTTATCTTCTGTGTAGTTGGTTATATCAGATGAAACTCCTTGTTTAACTACTCCTATACCAAAGTCTATACTTTCTCCTGGCTGTATACTTAACGCTTGCCCTCCCATAAAAGCCCAAGTAACACTTATTAACCTTAGATCATTACCGGTTTTAAATATAGGTATCTGAGTAGGTCCTGTTACATTGCTTGTCCACTCCATAAAGTCATAACCACTGCCTTGGGACGCTATATTGTTAACTAATCCATTTAAAACTATAAAGTTTCCAAACTTAGTATAGTCTCGTAAATAATTTAAAGTAACTACGTCTTGTTGTGCAGTTGGGTCATTAACTTTCTTTATTTGTCCACCGTTATTTAGGGTCATATCTCCGTTTTGTAGACTTATTGCTTCAAGCACGTTTAATTCACCCTCCACACTAACTGTGCCGCCAAAAAATCCTACACCATCAATTGATATTTCATCTTTACCTATGATTTTCCCTTCTACACGTATCTCGTCATTAAAAGCAACAACATCATTAAAGGTAGCCGCGTCGGTCACCAGTAATTGATCCTCTATAGTTACTCTATCTTGAAATTCTGCTGCACCTCTCACCGTTAATTGCTCATGCACAATTAATGGACTGTATATGTTCGTTTTTCCATATACATCCAACTTATCTCGCATGATTACTTGCTGTTTGAACTCTGCGTTCTCAGCAACTAGCGAGCTTCTAAGCGTTGTAGAGCCTGCTACATCCAATTCGTTTCCAATGTCTAGATTATTACTGCAAACAACATCCCCAACTAAATTAGACTTGCCTAACACGGCGAAATCCTTATTTATTGTAGCATTACCTGCTACGGTTATAGCGCCACCTAGTGGAGCAATGTCTTGAGATATTATAGAGTTAGTAATTCTTGTCCCATCTGCTCTAAAAACAGGTATATAGTAATCACTACCGTCTGGTTCAATAAATTTATCTATAACAAATGATGCAATATCTCCTAAAAAGAAGTTTTTTGTTGTTAATTCTGGACTATCTCCATCTGTTCCGATTATTCGGTCTAGATCTGATATGTACGTGTCTGATTGATAGGTGGGTATTCTAGCCATTGTTAGTTTGTTGTATGTTTTTTACTCGTTTACGAGTTTTTTTTAATATTTTTTACCGGATTCCTTCTTTGTTCCTTCTCCGTCGTTACCTCTATTTTGTTTTGGGGTCTCCCAACGTCTATTCTTGTGATCCCAGTCCTTTCCTTCTGCTTTACTGCCAGCGGCTCGACGACGTCGTTGATTTTCCGCTTTCATTTTTCTCCTTCTTGGGGTCATAGCATAAGCTTTGTCCCTTGCCGCCTTTCTTCGACGTGCTGCAGGAGATAGTTTTTGTGGCATATTCTCTAATTTAGCGTCATACTGTGTATGATTACGCTATTTTCTGGTTTCTTAATATGACAGTTGCCTGTTACTATTATACATAACTACCTAGTGTCACGATATATTTAAAAAATAGTTAGATATATAGGGGTTTTGTGTTGCTACTACACATACACTGTACACCACTGTAAGTAAAAGCGTTTTCTTTTTCCCAGCCCCGCCTACGTTTTACGTTTACGTTTACGTTATCCTGGCTTTGCGTATAGCATTAACCTCAGCACAGCTCACAGGATCCTGGCACGGGATTGCGCTTATCCAGGTCCAGCACAGCCACAGCTCCAGGCCACAGC